ACATACTTATCCCTCTGTTCCGTGTGAGGTAATAAATGCAGGTGGAAAAGTTAAATTTGAGTCCTCAGAGAAATATCTGAAAGGTGAATATCGGTTAAAACCTACAAGAGTTTGGGATTCTGCTTTGAGGTTTACGGCTAACATGTACCAGCCGGACCAACTTCAATGCTTATCTTTTACAGGACAATGGAAGCGACTTAAGACAGTTAAGGGAGGCGCAATTCTTACAGATAACTATGATGCTTATCTTTGGTTCAAAAGATTCAGATTTTCAGGACGGAGAGAATGTTCATACCTGGATGATAATTTTGATATGATAGGTCATAATTATACACTGCCGCATGTTTTGGCAGCAATCGGACTTCAGATGATTACCGGGTTTTATAATTTTGATGGTACAAAGATTGATTTCCCTGATTTGGAATTGCCGTATCCTGATCTTAGTAAATTTGCGATTTATACAAAATGATAGTAATAATCGGAACAGGAGCAGTAGCATCAGAAATTACCCAATTCTTTGGTAACATCAAAGGCTATCTTGAATATGATTATAACATTGAGAAGTATTATAACAGGTATCACTTTGAACAACCTGTGCTCGGAGATATTGATTCTTATGAGTTTCAGCCGGGGGATTTATTCGCACTCGGCATGACTGACATATCATTTAGAAGGAAGATGATTGAATCGGTGCGAAAGAAAGGCGGGATATTTGCAACACTTATTCATCCCTCGGTAATGCTTCCCGATAAGTTCTTTATTGATGAAGGCACAATCATTCATCCTAACTGTATTATTGAATCAAACGTAACAATCGGGAAATTCAACTATTTGACAGTTCCGACAATCATAGCACACGACTCAGTTATTAGTGATAACAATGTATTTTCAGCTTCATTACTTTGCGGTCATGTCACGGTAGGAAATGATAATAGATTTTGTATCCGGTCAACGGTTGTTCCGCATATTTCAATTGGTAATGGCAATACTATTCAGGCCGGTATGATAGTAACGGATAATGTGAAAGATAATCAAACAGTATTTCATTGGTATAAAGAAAAGATATATGGAAAAACAATTTTGTAAACAAATTACGGAAATACTTGATAAACAGGTAACTATCCGGACAAAGTATCATGACATTGAAGGCTGGTCATCCCTAAGTGCTGTTATGGTAGCCGGCATGATTGAAGAGATGTACGGTGTAGAGATAACCGATAAGGATTTAAAAAATAATGTAACCGTTCATGATCTTTTCAAGCTATGTTCAAAGAAATAAACGATATAACAATTCGTGGCATTGCAGCTTGTGTGCCTGAAAAAGTGATTAAAAGCACGGATCCTGATTTTATTAAATACACAGGTATTAAGCAAAGAAGGGTATCTGATTTAAGGGCCTCAGATTTATGCTATGAAGCAGGTAAGCAGTTATTGACTGATTTAGGATGGAAGGATGTAGATTACCTGGTATTTGTCAGCCAGACCCCGGATTATCAATTACCTTCAACCTCTTGTATATTACAGGATCGTTTAGGACTGAGCGAAGAAACGGCCTGTTTTGATATATCGCTTTCATGCTCAGGATGGGTGTATGGATTGAATGTAATAGCTTCACTTGGCGGTCGGGGGTTATTACTTGTTGGCGATACCCTTTCAAAGATTTGCGATGAGAATGATTCGGCAACCTATCCGCTATTTGGTGATTGTGGTACAGCAACGGCAATAGAGAGAAAAGAAGGAGCAAGCATGAAATTTCATTTAAGCACAAAGGGATCGGGCTATGAAAGCATCATAAAGCGGGAATATATGTCAATGAGCGGGGTAGGTGTCTTTCTGTTTGCAATTAACAAAGTGCCTAAATCTATTAATTTATTGATGCTAAAGAATAACATAAAAGATGTTGATTATTATGTTTTTCACCAATCAAATAAGGCAATGATTGAAGGGGTATGTAGAAAACTCAAAATAGACGAATCAAAAGTACCATTGTCATTGAAAGATTTTGGGAACACTTCATCGGCCTCAATACCTCTTACACTTTTAACAAATAATATACAGGGTAATGTCATTGCATGTGGATACGGTGCAGGGCTTTCATGGGGCAGTGTTTACCTGAATTTGGATTGTCATTATACTAAATTAATTGAGATATGAAAGAAACCTACCTGAACACTAAGTATTTCTTTAAGAACTTTTGGTTTGTATTCTTTAAAACTAAGTCAGTACCGAAGTCATTTGCCGGATATGGTCGTTTCTGGCTTGCCCGTGTCTATGCTGATAAGCGTACTGATACAGGATCGCCGGACGGGGTAACGGGAAGAAAACGGCACTTCTGCTTTCCATACTCAGATAATATTATTATGGTCTGTAACCGTACTGAGATCAATAGTATGATCACTAAAAAGATGATAGGCAAGAAAGTTGATATTAACTATATGGTTGAACACGCTTATTATATATCGAAATGAAAAAACTATTATTGTTATTTGGAATTGTGTTATTAACAGGGTGCAGTACTTTAAAAGTGCAGCAAAGGAATGAGAGAATATGTAATCAGTTCAAAGCAGGTACTTACATAAATGTCAATAAGATTCAATTACTACCCTTTGGCTATCCTGACGACAATAGTAATTTTAATATAGTTCATTTTGAATGTTTCTAAATAAGGTTTAACTTTGCAGCATGGCAGCACCAAAAGGGAAAGATAAAATAGAGAGTTTGTTTAATGATATTATTTATGATATATCAGAGAACAATAAATCTTTAATATCCTCATTATCAGGTAGAATGTCGGCAAGTACTTTTTATGAGTTACTGAAAGATGACACAAAGTCGAAAATCTACGCGCGCGCGTGCGATGACCGTGCCGATAAAATGGCAGATGAAATACTTGAGATAGCTGATAATGGCAGCAATAAGGATAATATAATAGTTCAACGTGATCGATTAAGAATAGATTCGCGTAAATGGTTGCTATCTAAGTTGCATCCTAAAAAATACGGTGACAAATTAGATGTTGAACACTCCGGAGGAGTTACTCTTATTTTTGATAAGCAGGATGAAAAATCATAATGTTTGCAAAGACTCTAAAACAGAGAGAGGCAATAGACCTAATGGGGTCGGAACCGAAGTACACACTTCTTTATGGTGGATCGCGTAGTGGCAAGTCATTTGTTATTATTCGTCAAATAATTCTCAGAGCGTTAAAGGAGCCCGTATCACGACATTTGATTGTCAGGTTCGCTTTTAATCATGCCAAGCAATCACTCTGGAATGATACAATACCAAAGTGTTTAAAGTTATGTTTCCCGGGTGTTAAGCCTGTATGGAACAAATCAGATTGGTTTATTGAGTTTCCTAATGGTTCTCAGATATGGGTAGGAGGCTTGGATGACAAAGAACGTACCGAAAAGGTATTAGGTAATGAGTACTGTACCATCTTTTTGAATGAAGCCTCACAGATAAGTTATTCATCATTTACAATCGTACTAACAAGGCTTGCACAGAATACCGGGTTAATAAATCGGGTATATGCTGATTGCAACCCGCCTTCAATCACTCACTGGACTTACAAGTTATTTGTTCAGCATGTCAATCCTGATTCAAACGAAGCATTGGACGGGAAATATTATTCTCACATGCGGATGAACCCAGATGATAACTTAGAGAACTTACCAGAAGATTATATCGAATCCGTTCTTAATACATTGAGTAGAAGACAACAGAAGCGATTCAGATATGGTGAGTTTACAGATGATGTTGAGGGTGCTTTATGGACATGGGATATGATTGATAAGTTCAGGGTAATAGAAGCACCGGAGTTAAAGACCATTGTTGTGGCTATTGACCCTTCGGGATCAGCAACACAAACATCTGACGAAGCGGGAATTGTGTGCGCTGGTTTAGGATTTGACGGTCATGGGTATGTATTAGATGACGTGTCGGGTATCATGACGCCTAATCAATGGGCTATGTACGGGATTAAGAATCTCAATAAATGGGAAGGTAATTACTTGATAGCTGAGAAGAACCAGGGTTGGGACATGGTTAAGACAGTTATTCATAATATAGATGATGCAGTTAAAGTAGTGGATGTCATAGCAAAAAGAAACAAAGTAATCAGAGCTGAAGATGTTGTTGGTTTGTATGAACGTGGCATGGTTCATCATGTAGGGAGTTTATCAAAACTGGAAGATCAGATGACTACATGGGACAGTAGGGAGTCAAAAGTCAGTCCCGGGCGCATAGATGCGCTTGTGTATGCTATCAAAGATTTGATGTGTAAGAAGAAATCTACATTTTCTATAAAATAACTATTTACTTAGTTAGTACCCTTTTTCACGGGTAAAACAAAATTATTAACTTTATTTAGTCTAAATTAAAATAATAGTTATATCTTTGTTGAAACTCAAAAAGGAATGATTATCTGTAATTCCTTCTTATTCCCCTCTATCTTCTTTCAGGAGCTTACCTTTATCACCTTTAACATTAAGTAAATGAGCATAGTATCGTGGATATTACGTAAGGAATTAAACAGGTTAAGGGCTGATATTGAGAAGTCATACGGGAGCGACTTCTATAAAGCGATGCTTCAGAATGTCAGTAACCAGCCGGTGTATATGCCGGAAAACATTGAATCATATATTAATATTGGCTACTTATTCAATCCTATCGTTTATTCGATAGTTTCGTTTATAGCACAAAAGGCTTCTACTATCCCGTGGGGTGTTTACGAGGTAAAGAATGAAAAAGCGTTGAATCTTTACAAATCCTGCACTCCTGGGTTACCTCAGTTTAAGAAGTCCGCAATCAAAACGAAAGCCTTAGTTCAAATACCTGATCACGACCTTAACCAATTATTCATTCGTGCTAATACTTTACAGAGTTGGTCAGAGTTAACAGAGCAGGAGATCGGCTTTAAGCTAATTACAGGTAATGCCTTCACGCATGCGATAGGGCCAGAGAATGGAGCTAATGCTGGAAAGGTACAGGAGATGTGGACGCTACCTTCACAGATAGTGTCTATTGTCGCCGGTGATAAAATGGAGCCTATTAGACATTATGAGTTAAAGGGTGATCGTAACGTTGTTATCCCAGCGAATCAAGTTATTCATCAGAAGTACTGGACTCCGAACTGGCAGACAGGACAATTCCTTTATGGGGTGTCTCCACTTCAGGCAGGAAGAAGGGTCATTACACGTTCTAATTCCAGTTATGATGCAACAGTAGCGAGTTTTCAGAATATGGGTGCAATGGGTATTATTTCACCTGATCCCGCGGGAGGACAATTTGAACCGTTCACGCCTGAACAGCAGGAAGATTTAGAAACTACAATACAGAAGAAGACAGGGCCGAAAAGAGCAGGAAAACCTTTGGTTACTTCTGTTCCGATTCGTTGGCAACAGATGGGTATGTCACCTGTTGATTTGAATATTGTCGAGTCTGAGAGAATGGACCTTAGAACTCTTTGTATGATCTATCATGTTCCTTCTGAGCTTTTTGGGGATGCTGCCAATAAGACCTATTCAAATACTAAAGAAGCCGGATCGGCTGTCTATACAAATGCTGTTATTCCAGCACTTACTCAGAAGAGGGACTCACTGAATCAATTTCTTAAAGGTCGTTATGAGGATAATATCTTTGTTGACTTCGATGTCTCAATGATCTCAGAGCTTCAGGATGACATTACTTTGATGAGTGCTGCATTACAGGGCTGTTGGTGGCTGACTCCAAACGAGAAGAGAGATATAATGTCCTTCGGTGAAGATGAAACTAATTCTATGTTGGATGAATACTTTATCCCGATAGGATTACAACCAATGTCCGGTTATTCAGATCCATTGGCGACTGATGTTGCAATTGAGGCCGCCGCAAAAACATTAAATATAAAAGATTACTAATGTACGAAAGTAAAACATATAAGGCTATTCATTGGAAACGTAATCAGATGCGAAGGGATGCATGGGAGCGGAAGTATAATGTTCTTATACGTAATATTCTAAATAAGCAGTTTAAAGATTTATCTCACAGAATTGATTCAACTAATTACATGGATCTTTCTTTGCCCGCTAAGATAATGAGTCAGGAGACGATTGAGAAAATGATGATAGGGCTTTATACCTCTGTTGGAATTGCTTTTGCAAAAGAACAGTACTCAAAACTAAAATCTGAGAGTCAGGATCGACTATTCAAAGCTGATGAGCCGGTGGATCAGTGGTACGCTTCAATGCAGAACTACGCAAAGCTAAAAGCCGGGAAAAGAATTGTATCAATAGCTCAGTCAGGAAGAGAGCAGGCTGTAAAACTTATTAAATTAGTCATGGAACAGTCCACTATTGAAGGGTGGGGAGCAGAAGTAACGGCAAGCGCAATAAGAAAGTCTCTCTTGTCGGATGGTCAGATTATCAATCAGTGGCGGGCTTTAAGAATTGCCAGAACTGAGATTGTGACTGCATCAAATCAGGGCGCAATGGAAGGGGCGAAGAGTTTAGATATGCCAATGGAGAAGTTCTGGATTGCAACGTATGACTCCCGCACACGTGACACTCATTCAGTTATGGAAGAGCAAAACCCGAAGGCAATGAATGAGGATTTTAAAGTAGGCGATTATATGATGGATGCTCCCGGTGATGCTTCCGGCGGACCTGAAGAAACAATTAATTGTCGGTGTTCAATAGCATTTGATGTAAAAAATATATAGAAATGGAATATATGTTATATAAAGATGTTTCAGACGGTGTTATAAAAGATGTGGACACTGTTAAGGGAATCGTTACGGGTTACTTTTCGGTCTTTGGCAATAAAGACTCTGACGGGGATATTGTCATGCCGGGAGCTTATAAAAGAACTTTAAAGGCCAATGGCCCGGAGTCAGACAAACCCCGCATCCTTCATTTATTTATGCACGACGCAACGAAGCCACTTGCAAAACCTTCTGTTCTGAAAGAAGATAAAACAGGGCTTTATTTTGAATCGACAATAAGC